ATTTTTTTGTAGCAAAAGTAAGGAGGGAAAATGAACTGTAGAAGATGTACTTACTCAGGCGCTTACTATCGAATGAGCTTACGCCCATTATTGATGATTACTATGATAGATATACGCTTGACAGAAACACCCCTCCTCTGAAAATCAGTCTCAATGGAGGAAAAGGCGAGGCAATCGTGCATTTCAATGAAGGAATGATGGTCTATAGTTTATATTTAGGAAAGGAAAAACTGGTTGAGAATCGTGATTTTAGCGGCGGCAGGGGTTTGATGGCTAGCATTGACAGGCAGTTGGGGATTCCCGCTAAATCCGTCTCAGATATAGCCACTAAAATAAAGGCAGAGGAAAACAAGATAGCGGGATTAGAGGAAGCCGTTAAGAAACCGTGGGGAAAAGAGGATGAACTTAATGCGGCTCAGGCAGAGGTTAATGATCTGCAGAGACAATTAGTTGAAAAAGCTAAAGCTGAGGATATTCAGTTAGAATCAACTCTTGACGTTGATGGTACGTTGGTAAAAGAGGAAGGAGAGACTCGATTTCGATTCATGGGAGTAGATACAACTAATAATCAAGATAATGTAAGTTCTATTGAATCCTCAATCAACGGTTGGTCAAACAAGCTTAATACCCCTGTCAGGGTAATCCATGACGTGGACGATATAACCGATACGGATGAGAATATGTTGGCCCGTAAGAGAGATTCCAAAGGCTGGTATGATACTTCTACCGGGGAGATAGTCATAGTATCACCTAATTCCACGTCCGTAGGTGACGCTCAAAGGACTTTCCTCCATGAGGTGGTAGGGCATCATGGGTTACGTGAGCTATTCGGGGATGATTTCGATACTTTCCTTGATAACGTGTATCGGAACGCCAACGAGGATATCCGGAAAAATATCATTGACCGGACTAAAGGCAATCCTCTTAACTTGCGTGAGGCTACAGAGGAATACATCGCTGAATTAGCGGAACGTGGTTTCGATAACAAGGCCGAGCGTTCGTTATGGGAAAAGATCAAGGACTCTTTTCTTGATATGTTGAGAAAGGCCGGTATTAGCCTTGATTTCAAGTTATCGGATAATGACCTTCGTTATATCCTCTGGAGAAGCTATAAGAACTTGGAGCAAGGAAACTTGATGGATGTGGCCGAGGATATCGTGATGAGAAATAGATTAAGTCTTAACAATATAAATTTGAACGAAAATGGATCAATCGCAAGAGATATTGAACCTGAAAAAGGAAAACAACCTTCTGAAACAAAAGGTACTGGAAGGGAACTCGAGACAATCGATGGCGTTGATGAGAACGGAAACGAAAGTGAACGAGACCATATCGACAAACCAAGGGGAGTTGAAAACGCTATTGACGGAATTAAAAACGCAACTGACCGAAATGGAAAAGAGACTGACGGCCAAGTTGACAACTATGGAGACCAACTTGATGGAGGAGATACGGGCGATAGGAACGGAAGTGTCCGGGATGGAATCGACGGTGAGCGGACTGTCATCGGACGTGCAGGAGCTGAAAACAAGGGTAGAGGCGTTGGAGAAAGCGTAAGGGAAAAGACGGATGATTTCGCTTTCGCAGAGAAAACAATCCGTTTTAGGGAGAACGCACGGAATGAGTCGGTATTGTTCGCTGATAATGATATCCAAGTAGTAGAGAAACAGGTAGGTTCCGCCAAAGATCAATATGAGCGTACCCTATCTACATCATCCTATCAATTTCAGGAGGCGTTTCAGGATTCTATGCTAGGGCTTAAAACATTGCAGGATGCCGTGGCAAAGGCAACGAGGAGTCGTATATTGGATTATGAGAACGCTTATATGGCCGAGAATGCCCTTTCCTCTGTTAATGAAGCTGAGTTCAACGCTTATAGGAAAGCGGCTTTCGAGCCTATCTTAAAAGCGATCTCACGTTTGGAAAAGATGGGATCCTCCATTGATGAGATAAGGGATTACCTTATAACCAAGCATGGTATTGAGCGTAACAGGGAAATGGCCGTTAAACGAGCGTTGTCACAAAACGCGGAAACATATAAATCCCTGCTTGACGAGTATATCGGGAGAAGGAATGAGATACGTGAGAACGGCGGGTCTTGGGAAGAGCAGCAATCAGAAATGGATAGGCTTGCCGAGGAATACGGAGCTAATCTTTCTGATGATTTCAGCGGATTCACGTCTATGTATCCTAACGAGGATAACACGGGGTATGATCCGGATTCCGCAAGGAGATACGTATTGGATTACGAGTCAAGATATGATACATCGGAATTATCGGCCTCTGTCAAAAGAGCCACTGACGCTATATTGGCAAAGCAACGGGATAGCGGGCTTATGAGCCAAAATACGTTTGATTCGATCAGGGATATGTATCAGTTCTATGTGCCTTTGCGTGGATGGGAGGAGACTACGGCAGATGAGGTTTACGCTTATCTTACATCCGAAAGCCAGACGTTCAACGCCCCTATAAAGACTGTCGTTGGGCGAAAGAGCAAGGCTGACGATCCTATAGCGACGATCGCTAATATGGCAGAGAGTGGAATCATGCAAGGGAATAGGAACTTGATGAAGCAAAAGTTTTTGACAATGGTGCAAAACCATAAGACGGATCTCGTGAGCGTAAGCGAAATGTGGGTTCGTCTTGACGAGGCTTCCGGTGAGTGGATCGCCGTTTTCCCGGATATACCATCTAACGCCAATCCGGAACAGGTGGAGTCTATCGTGGAATCTTTCAACAAACGCATGGAGGAGCTATCCAATGAAAAAGGATCTAATGTCAGGCGTTCAAGGGATGCTATAGGGATACCTTACAAGATATTGCCAAAGGACTTGAAGGAGCATCAAGTGATCGTAAAGAGAGCTGGCAAAGAATACGTGCTTACCATAAACGGGAACCCAAGGGCCGCTCAAGCGTTGAACGGGCTTACAAATCCGGATAATACGAAAGGATGGTTCGGTACCGTGGAGAGATACGCCGGATGGCTGAACCGTAACTTGGCGGCTAACTTTACGACACGTAACCCTAACTTCATGGTAAGTAACTTCCTTCGTGACGCACTTTATTCGAATACTACCGTATGGGTCAAGGAAAGTCCTGTTTACGCTTGGAAGTTCAATAAGAATTTCGCTATGGTAAACCCGATCAATATGTATCGTCTGGTCAAGGGGTATGAGAACGGTACGTTGGATATGAGCGATCCCTTGAATAAGGCATATCATGATTTTGTAATGAGAGGAGGAGAGACTGGATACACCAATTTGAGAGACGTGGAAGCCAAGAAGAAGGCGATCCAAAAAGAGCTTCAATACTCCAAGCAAAAGGTATCTATCGGAAAGGCTTTGAAAATACTAGGCGAATGGATGGACTTGTTCAATAAGAGCGTCGAGAATTGCGCTAGGTTCGCCGCATTTCTTACTTCTAGGGAAATGGGGCGAAGCATGGATAAATCCATTTATGACGCTAAGGAGATATCCGTAAACTTCAATAAGAAAGGGGCGGGTTCAAAATTCTTGAATACTGAGGGGCAGACCAAGATAGGTAACGCTAGCGCTTTCACGTCCGGATTGTCAAGATCCATGTATGTATTTTGGAACGCTGGTGTACAAGGTATGTATAATTTCGGAAGGCTGGCCAAGGATAATCCCAAAAAATTCTTGGGGTTAGCGTCCTCTTTCTATTTGCTTGGCACGATCATGCCTATGCTCGCGGCCGCATTTGGGGATGATGAAGATGATGATTACTACGATCTTCCGGAATACGTGAGACGTAATAATATCTGTTTCCGTAACGGTGGAGGAAATTGGATTACAATTCCTATGCCCATAGAGTTAAGGGCTATATATGGACTAGGAGAAATGTCCTCTGGAATAGTTTCCGGAAAGGAGAAGTATACCGATAAAAAGATGGCCATGAAGATAGCGGAGCAAATGTCACAGGTTCTCCCTTTGGACATGATGGAGGGAGGTGGAGGATTCTCCGCTTTCGTCCCAAGCTCGGTAAAGCCATTGATTGAGGCCGGAGATAACAAGGATTGGACAGGTTTGCCTTTATATAAGGATAACGATTTCAACAAGGGTATGCCGGAATGGACAAAGGCTTTTAAGAGCGTGGATCCCGCTATATTGGCAATGACTAAATATGCCAATGAACTGACCGGAGGAGATAAATACACTACGGGTACCGTTAACCTAAACCCAGCCATTATAGAACATATATTGGACGGCTATTTCGGAGGTATTGAGGCTACACGTTCCCAGATGGTCAAATCCGCTGAAACCGCTTGGGGTAGTCGTGATTTTGACTGGAGGAATATCCCTGTCGGGAACCGTCTTATAAAAAGTGGTGATGAGCGAACGAGAAAGAAAGCCATAGATAACGCTTATTATGAGAATCTGGAGGAAATGGAGAAGATCGGACAAAGATTGAGAGGATATCGTAAAGAATTGTCTAATCCACAGAACGATAGTTTTGATATGGCTGAGTATCAAAAAAAATTGAATGATCTTATGATGAGCGATGAATATCGTAGATATATAGAATTTAACAATCTTAACAAATTGTATCAATCAATGGGTGAGTATTTGAAGAAGGTAGATGATGAAAGATTGGAAATGGAGTTATACGATTTGAAAGCTATGATGAATGAGATAGCTAATGGTAAATAGGTGAAGTGGCGGGTGACGTTGGTGTCACCCGCTATATGTTATCAAACAGATAGTATAATATACTTCATGTAAAATAATGAAGTACTTTTGTGAAACCTAAATCTATTTTACCATGGAAGAAAATATTGATATGCCTATTGAGCAAGATGTGACTATAGAGCTGATATTGTCTGTATTTAAAAATTATTCAGACTCGAAGCGGATGAAAGAAATAAAAGACATAATAGTTTCATTAATTCATCCTGATGAATTGATAGTTGACTCTGAAGAGAGAAGTCGTATAGAAAATAAAGTGGTTGAACTTATATCCATAGATAAGAGAAGAGGGGACGAATCCGAGCTCAAATATTCTAACGGTAAATATAGTAAGAGAAAAAAAAGATCAGATCCTAAACCTATAGTGGATCTATTGCCCAGCGTGGAGTATACAGGCACCGCCGGAGAATGCGCCGTGATATCAGAGCTGTTGTTTTCCGGTTACAATGCAAATAGGATGATGGTCGATGAGGGCGTAGATATAATAGCGGTAAAGGATAATATCTATTATTATGTACAGGTAAAGACTACGACCATAAAGGATGGGCGTGTTTATGCGCAGATAAAAACAGATAGGTTCAACCAATTTATGTCCGCACAAATAAGATATATTATTGTAGCAAGGTATGATGATCATGGGATTTCCCGTAATATGTTCTTCTCTTTCACTCCACAGCAAATAGATCAGGCGGCTTATGAAGGATGTATAAAGAAGAATGAAAACACGGTAAGTATAAAGATAAAGTTTAATGATAAAACCGGGAAGCCTTATCTTTATGATAACAATGAGTGTAGTTGTGCTTGGAATTGGAACAAGAAGGATCTTTTAGGATAAAATTTTAAGACTATGCCAAATATAAAGAAGAAATATATTCCTTTTTTTGTTCCCGCTTTGCTTTCAGTGATAGCGTTTTTTTATATTCCATCTCCATCCGAATTTAGCGATGAGAATCATGTGTATGTAAAAGCTTTTGATACTTATATGGAAGTTCTTAGCGTATCTACATGGCTTAGGGTCATTATACCGTTCTTTTTGTACTATATAGGAACTGTATATGAATTTTCTAAGAAAAGAGGAGATAGCGCTTTCCGGCTTTCATTATATTCAACATTGGCATTCATATCGCTATGGTTGTTCTGCATTCAATTATCAACGGAATTTCATACACCTTGTTTATTACTCTTGTTCGCTTCGGTTTATACGTTCTTTTTCCCTTGGATAGGTAATAAAGTTAATTTGTTTTAGAACCGTACTTGCTCTGCTAACGAAGTATATTTCCTATGGGATGAAGCTATTGATCGTTTTGAGGTATCTAAAATAGAAAACTCCCCAAATCCTCACGGACAAGGGAGTTTTTATTATTTAACTATAATCTATATGAATGGTTTTCAGACAACCTTAAACGATCCGATTCTCACGAACGAGAGCGTTTGTAATATCTAAATCCATATCTAAACAAAGACATACTTAATCATCATTGCCGATCCTCCCGGAATAGCAACGGTGGGTATATCCGTATTAAAATGCTTCCCAATACCACCCAAGGGAAGCGGGAAATATTTATTCAAACTATATTTTATGCCATAAGGAAAGGAGTGTGCCCCCATCCTCCAAAGCTATCCCCTTGACATAAATATACCTCTGGTTCTCACGAAAGAGCGGTATGACATTGATAAAATTATTTTATGAATACAACCTAGTGTAATATCTTTAAGTAATGACTCCGGTCCATCACGGATGAGAGCCATAAGGGGTTATAAATATATAACATACCATATACGCATAAAAAAACGTGGCGCCGTCGCAACTACCAAGACCCGGCGTCCCCACGCCAACATAACAGGTAGTAAGCAATGGCCCACGTCTTATATATAGATTATATATACAAATAACGTGGGCGTATTGTTGCTATCGGCTCCCTGTTATGTTTATAAATTTGGGGAATTTAGGTCTTTATAGGAGACGATATCTTTAACGCCACAATGTGTGTCACGTCTTACATTCTAATCAGTGACTACGCGAATATACTCTATTTATTTTATATTAGTAAAAAATAAGTCGTATTTTATTTATCTAATATTGATTTTTACAGGGGAAACGTTCATGCGCACGCTATAAACTCGACTCATTTTTGGGATATGAATCAAGATATCCCGTTGATTCTTCTTTGATTATAGAAGGCTTAGGCATATCCTCTGATATGAGCGCTCCTATCATGTCTGTCATCAATATATCGTCGTGATTGCCACGACCGGGAATATTACCGTAACTACCGTCCGGACGTTGCTCGTATTTTGACGCTTCCTTGTACATACGCTCATCCGGGTCTATAAACATATCGTCCTCGAACGCCACTATGAAATTATCCACCATGTCCTGCTTGGTCTTCTTGTTGGTCTGGAAGCCTATCTTCTTGTATATGCCGTTCCTTATGTCCTCGGGATCCGTCGCCGCTCGCATGTAAAGATTGGGGTAGATATCCTCTATCTTTTTCAGTATGCCACGAATATGATCGCCTTCCTCCACGAACTCGGATGCCTCTGATTTTTTCTTATCAAACGTATTGCTCTCGAAGGCGAGAAGGGCGTTCTTGTAGTATCTGGCGATCTTGACGGCTTTGTAGGCGAGCCAATCGTATCGTATATGGCCATGCCATCTGGCTACCACCTCCGGCTTTCCTCCACTGAATCGTAAATTCCATCTGTTTATCACTGTTATACATGAGGGGTCTGAGTTCTTGCTACGTCCACCGACATCGACGATGACAAGATACTCGTTGGATGTCCTTGTATCATCGGGCCTCTTCCAGATTCTCAACAGGCCGTTCGGATTCTTGGTGAGAATTATCCTCTTGGTCTTCTCTGATTGGGATATGTCGCCAATGAACTCCGGGGGTGATACGTATCTTTCCCGCATCACCTCGATCGTATAGATATTGAACACGAGATTACCGGAATACTTGAAACACTCGACATCATCGGATGGTGCCTCGGATGCCATCGAGGCGTGATCATGGAACGAGGCCCTTTTCTTGATATACCATTTGATGTGCTCCAGCGTAGCTCCTTTTTCCCATAGAGACCATAGATACTGTCCCGGCTCGCTATTGTCATTAGGGGAGGTCGTGACATCCCTTCCCTCTAATAGATCCAATATGAAAAGCCGGGTCTCTTTCTTGTCCTTGAATCTTATCATGTCGTTCTCGATAAAGAAGAACGGTATGAATAGCGCCTTACGGGATGACGTGCCCTCCTTGGCCATTTGGTACTCATCATAGAAATAACCGGCCATGCCGTTAGCCGTAGACTCGGAGATCTCCATGGTCAACGGTCTCTCTAATATATTCGAGTCTATGTTTGTTATAACCTGCTCCGCCGATTTGCCATCCGTTGTTTTCCAGTAGGCTACCTCCGAGAAGTGGGCCATGGCATAGTCCATACCACGTGTTGACTCGAAATTCTCATAAGATGCCACGGTTATCACGTTATCACGTACCTTGTTCCCGGACGGGTCGGTGATTATGGAGTCGGACGCCGAATGCTCGTAAGGGGCGAATTGTAACTTGTCAACACCATATATAAATCCCGGGATATTATCGAGAACCTTTTTATACATGGCCTTGATACGTTTGGCGGTATCTTTCGTCTGGGCTATAATTACGGAATACCATCCTTCCATGACGAATAGCTGTATCCACGCCATATAGAGCTGTACCAAGGTGGAACCTCCCCATTGCCGGGCTTTCAATAATATTATACGGATCGGGACTCCCTTATGCCTCATTTCCTCCAGAACGGATAGTACGTAACGTTGGGCGTAATTAAGCTCGAAGGGGATCATTTCTCCCGCCTCTTTCGACTTGATCTTAAATAACGAGAAAAAGGCGAAGGACGGGTCTCTCGAGCAACGGGCCCAAAATAGCATGTTGGCCACGTCCTCCTCATTTATCCCATCTGAATCCGGGTACAGCTCGTTGAACCTTATCGTGTAGTCCTTTATGGAACCGGCTTTCAGGACATCCTGATACAGATCGTTCTTGAAAACCTCCTCGGTAAGCCACTGTACCCTTATAGGGTAATCATCTATGACAACCCTATGGCTATGCCCCTCCATTCCACGCCCCGTGAATTGGTCGTGCGTGCCGAATATATTTTTCAGCCTCTTGTTATTCTCGGCCAATATAGACTCAACCTCTTCCGTGAACGCTAATTTTCTGTATGACTCCATAGATGATATAGGCTATTAGGAATGACAGCAAGTGTATCCTCCAGTTGAATAAGGGGATAAACGCCATGACGATATTGCTCAATATTATTCTCCAAAGGCTTAGTTTATAGGCGTGATATCTGCGGGCGTAACATCCCATGATAAATCCGGACATGCCGCATGTAGGAACCGGCAATGAGGCTAGTGGTACGAACGAGGCCAAGACGCAAGACACGTAACCGATCAGGCATGTTTTCACACGAGGCTTAAACTGGAATAAGGCGATAAGATTTAATGATAAATGAAAAATATTGGCGTGGGTGAACGTGTAAAGGAAATGGTCGTATGGTATGGAATTGGTATCGAAATAGAAATGTTTACCAGCGAGTTGGAGTATGACGCTTGTCAAGGCGATTATTAATGAAGGTATCAGTCTTTTTAGCTTACCTTCCATTTTTCCTTTCCCGGTTGATGCGTTGTATTATCGCCAACGCCCGTGAATAGGATATGTAAAAACAGGGGGCCGTTTGGTAGACTGCGAAAGAGGTGATGAAATAAACGGAGCTTCCCTTGAATTCTCTCTTTTTCTCCAGCTCTTTGTAAATCTCATAAATGTCATCGATCATCTTGTTCCTGATCGATCGACCCTTTTCCTTGGTCTTCCCCTTCCTGATCAGCAGGATTCCCCTATACGCTTGAAGGGTGGAGATCCAGAACCTAGAGGCATGTGAGGATATAGCCCTCATTACCGCCTCTCGGTGGGATTTCACTTCCCTCATCTTCAAAGCACGTCTATAAGCTTCGTAAAGCTCCATGTCCCGCTCTGGGATGAAATCTACGCCATTAACCATAAAGAACGCTTGTTTTGGTGAACATCACAAAGATAAAAAATAGATTCACATGTTTGATTATTCTTAGGGTTCATGGGTTAAATAAAATAATCAAAATAACAAAACGGATATACCTTATTATTTTCCTTTGCCTAAAACAAAATCGATTAAGGTATGGCAGATATATCTAACAAAGAGAGATTCAGACAGAGATACGCCAAACGGAATCCGGATCTTAACATGGATGACGAGGAGGCTTACTACGGCTCGGTCAACCAGTTCATGGACGAGTATGAGGGTTATGAGGGAAACTCTAAGAAAATGCGGGAGAACCTATCGAAGAGTCCAGCTTTCGCCGAGTTGATGGTAGCCGCTAGGGATCAGGATGATTTCGATCCCGTGGTGTGGATGGTACAGAATAAGGGGCTTGACTTAAAAGCCTTGGCCGATGATCCCGATTATTCGCAAAAGCTGGCCGACGCTCATAACGCTTACTTGGAGAAACTGGCGAAACAGGACGAGATCGAGAAACAAATGTCGGAGAATATGCCGGCTAGCGTGGAAGCGATTAGGGCGAAAGCCTCGGAGATGGGCCTTTCCGATGATCAAGCGGAGGAGGTTATAGGCAAGATGTATCAAGTCATGGATGACTTGATCGTCGGTAAATTGGACCCGTCTATTTTCGAGATGATGGCCAAGGGAATGAATTATAACCAAGACGTGGAGGCCGCTCGGGAGGAAGGCGTTGCGGAAGGGATCAACAAGAAAGTTACCGACAAGTTAAAGGATCTTAGCGGTAAGCAGGAAAGACCGAGAGGAAGGCAAGGAGCACGGCAGGAGAAGCCGGTTACGCAAGACGTGAACAATCCTTTTTTATAATAAGAATAATAACAATTAATACTTTTGCGATGAATAAATTATTTAAAGACAAAATGTTTTGGGTCAAGGCTTTGTTCTTTGTCTTGGCGGTATTGACCGGTGGAGCGGCTATGGCCGTGGAGATCGGGGGGAATGGAAGTGATACGGATCCCAATGATGGCAAGCCGTTGGAGAACGCGACCCCGGATGCAGCAGGTAAGGGTATTGATCAGCAGGGGCAGGGGGCTACTGGATCTGCGGTCACTGACGCTGATCTGGCCGAGAACAAGGTAGAGGATTACGTCAGTAAATTTCAAGCGTACAAATATCCCATGCACACGGATTTCCTCAAGCTCGCCAAGCAAGTCCATGTCAACACGAAGGAACCGGAGCATTACAATATTGGCGAGGCTATAATGGATTGCGTTACCAAGGCGGCGGTGACCAACACGGAAAAGGACGCTGAGGTAAAACTAAGCTTGTATAAGAATGACGAGAAGTTATTTGCCGAGTGCAACACTGTCTTGGTAGACGGCGTAACCGGATATGATGAGAACGGAAATTCTGACGGTAGCCCGTTGGTGCTCTATGTCGTATCGGCGGATAAGGCTAACGGCATTATGGTAGCGGCTCTTAATGGCCCGTTGGATGAAGGCAAAAACATGTATGTGCCGGATTTGAAAGCGGGTACCGGATTGCATATCATGGCCCCGGCCATGAGTGAGAGTGAGGTGGAGATCGCCCCGGATTCCGCTTATCCCAAGAAAGAGATCGCCTACTTGCAGAAGAAGGTCTGTCCGATCACGTGGACGGAATTCTTCGAGCGTATCAACAAGAAAGCTAAGTGGAACGTGCAGGACTTGAAGGATTGGACTTTGTCTAATTTCCGCAAGAAATGTACACGCACGATGTTGATCGGCGTAGGAACGAAGTCCTTGAAGTATGGCTCCAAGAAAACAGGTACAGAATACGTGTATTTTCAAAAAGGCGTGTTGAGACAATTACGGCTGGGTTACCAGATCGGTTCGACATTAGAGTTCGCCGATCTTATCGGTATCACCCGTATGCTTTTCGGAAAGTACTCGAACACGAACGAGATGGACGTGTATTGCGGTACCAAGTTCATCGAGAAGTTGCTGAACATCGATTTCACGAAACATAAGGATATCTCATTCGTCAAGAAACAGAATATCGGTATCGATATCTCCTCTTTCGAGACCACTTTCGGAAAGTTGAACTTCAAGGTCGAGCATGCCCTTGACGATCTTGGATATGAGGAATGCGCCGTCGCTTTCCCGATGTCCGAGGCCAAGCGTTATTACTACCAGAAAGGAAAGACTCTTACCGTGGATCATTCCAAGGGAGAAGGCGGTGAGGTACGGGAGGCCAAATCCCAATATTATATTCAGGATGACTGCTTGATGCTTACGGGTTATAACTCGATGCTGATCGGTCCGGACGTGACAGTGAGCGGATATAAGCTGTCTATGCTTGACACAGTCGTTTCCAGCGTGGCTTCCCTGAGTTCCGTATCTACACCGAAAAAGGACGATGTGGTTTACTTGACCGTAGCGGACGATACGCACGCCGTCGGATTGTATGTATATGACGGTACCGCATGGAAACCATACAAGGGAGAGATTAACGTGTAAACTGTAATATTGTCAAACAAGACCCACCGGAGCAAACGCACGGTGGGTCTAATAAAATCAATCGAATGATCACGAAAACATATGAGTTGGTAGGCAAGGATAATTGCATGCTCCGTACTATATACTGCGGCACAAGGGTCAGCATGGAGTTCAAGGGCGGTAATTTCATCAATGGTAAGAACGCCTTACTACGGACTAGCAACCCTTTCGTACAAGACGCTATCGAGAATGATTGCCGATTTGGTACGTCTATCCGGCTCGTCTCTACGTTAAAAGACGATGATGTGTCTGGTGTCTCGGTCATGAGGAACTCGAGAGGCCGGGAAAAACAAGTGAAAGAGGTCAAGACCGTAAAGAACGTGAATGACGCTATTGACTATTTCGCCAAGATGGGCTATAAGGTGGAGAACGATGATATGCTCGAGGAGTTAAAGGATAAATTAAGTGTCTCGTTCCCGAACATGAAATGATATGGATATTAGCGTGAGCGACATAGTGAGTGAGGTCAAGATCTGCATAGACGAGATCGGGCTTAATGACGCTGAGTTCCTAGGAACGCAGGATAACGAGGAAATGGACACGATTATCAAGTCCAAGATATCGGAGGCGTTGCGCTTCGTGAACGGTAACGCGGACTGGGGCCTGTTGGAACCGAACAAGATAATAACGGACGGAACCATAAAGGACGATCTTGTCGCTCATGTAAGTTTGCCGGAGAACTACTCTCGGATTTGTTACGCTAGGCTATCATCATGGCCTTTATTTATTTCAGATCCTATCTATTGGAACGATAAGGAATACGCCACGCTGTCGGATCCATACGCAACGGGGACATGGGAAAGACCTAAACTGGCGTTGACCATGAGGCCGGGTAAGACATTGGAGCTATATAAGGCGAAGGATAAATCCGACACGTTCGAGATCGGGATCATAACGGACGAGGATATAACGGATAGCTTGGAGGTAAGCCCCAAGCTGAAAAAGGCGCTGATCTATTATATATCCGGCCTCACGTTGCTTACTTACAGGGATCAGCATGCGGACAGTATGTTTAATCAAGCGTTGGTTCTTATGGGTGTCAATCCATCCGGGGCCAACTCCAATCAATAACAAGACTATAGAATCATGGTATACATATTCAAGGACAGGTTAATTCGGGTAGAGTGGACTATTTACAAGGGGATAAGCCCGGTGAAAGAGGATTTCTCCCGATCTAATGTAAAGGTTTTTCTATTAGGCAACCGGGAGAAATATCTACTTCAAGCGAGAGCGGACAAAGGTACGCTTTATGTAGACATTCCTTCAGGGTTGGAAGAAGGAACTTACTCTATCGAGGCGATATGGGTCAAGAATATGGATCATGTCTTTGATACACGAAGCGTATGCCGCTCCAAGAAAGAGGATCTTTTCTCTATTACCGAATTTGAGGACGAGGCTACGAATATCGGAGAAGGTGTCGTCGTGCTGAAAGTAAAGACCTCTACCGCCACTTATGGCTATGATGGTTTGTCCTCATACGAGCTGGCCGTATTACGTGGGGACTGGAACGGTACGGAAGGAGAGTGGCTGAAGCATGAGCGTTACGTAAGCGTACTCGATTCCCGTGGTGATAGCGAGGTTGATACCATGAGCCAAAAGGCCATTACCGATGAGTTGGAGGCACAAGACAATGCCATAGAGGATATTCGGGAAGATACGGGAAAACTTGGTGAGCGTGTAGAGGAAGCGGAGGAAAAGGTTAATAATATGGGGGATGTCGTTGATGAGATCAAGAACCACGCCCCGGTATCAGCCCGTCCCGCCGGTTTCAAGCCGGACATCGACCTTACCCCGGAGATCACGGTAGACCGTGCTTGGAGAGACCATGAGGGTAACGTTATCCGTGATACGTATATCACCCGGAGGGGATTGAGGAACGAGATAATCGACATCACCAACCAACAGGTAACGGACTTGAAGCCCGGTTCCGTCGATCCGGACGATCTTTCCGAGGCTACGAAGCAATTGATAGGTAACAAGAGCATTACCAATCTTCCGGACGAGGAGGATATAACCGTTTCGGAAAACCAGACCTTGAAACTGAAAGATAAGGAATACGCACCGAAGGATTACTCCGGCATGGGACGTGTGTATCTCCGGAAGCATTACGTGAACGGCGTGAACACGCTCACGCAGCACATGATGAGAAAGCCGAACACCATCTATATCATCCAATATGACTACTGTTTAGCCGGGCAGACTATAGTTATTCCTGAAAATTGCGTGCTGGATTTCCAAGGGGGGAGTTTGAAAAATGGAAAGATTATTTTTAATAACACGGTAATAGAGTCTAAAGAAAACTATATATTTAGAAATTTAGTTTTTGAAGGAACCACCATGGCTAAATATATATATACAGAGTGGTTTGGGGCAATACCAAATGAATCAACAGATTGTACTGATGCCTTTATATCAGCTGTTAAGTTTTCAGATTGCATAAAGAGAAATTCAAACCTTGCAAATAATATAACAAGTGGAGATTGGCATAATGCACAAAGCAAAATTAATCATTGTACAATAGCATTATGTCAGGGTGTTTATATTCTTAGTAGAGAATGGTTAATAGATAAACCAGTAAATATATACGGGAATGGAGCAACTATAAAAGCAAGTAACAACTTTAATGGGGATAGTTTAATTAATATACCTAATACAGTAGGGTATACGCAAGGAATTTATAAAGATTTTATATTAGAGGGAAATAATAATCAAATAATAGGGCTTATTACATATAGTAATACGTCTTTTTATAGTAACATCTATATAAAAGATTGTTTTGCTGGTGGTATTCAATGTAATAGAGCTAACACTTTTTCTGGTATAAAAATAGTAGTTACAAGCAGCATCGGTTATGATAATAGAGAAGATTTATCAGGAATTTACGGAATGAATATAACTTCCTCAGATGGGTATATAACAAACATGGAAATTGTAAATTATCCTATATGTTTACGAATTGGAGGTGTTGGAGGGTGGTTTATTGAAAATCTACACGTTTGGGGTAAAGAAGAAGCAACATCAAGTTCATTTAAAGGTGGTATAATCCCACGTATAGGAATATATTCGGAAGGAGAAAATAACATCATAAATAATTTTTATGGAGATACAATAATCAAAGCAGATGCTAATCTAGATTATTTGGATATAGTAAAAGGAATAGAAAATGGAGGAATGGCTATATATGAAAAGTGGAATCATGTAAATTTTTATAACAATATTATTGTCTATATTAATCAGGGAGTACATCAAGACCCTTCAAAAATATCTACAGATAATTTAGTAGCCTACTGTAATGGTGAAAGGCCAATTATTAATGGAATTCAAGTTTCTATCTCTTCAAGATCTTTAATGAATCCAGAGTTAGTTCATTATACGTCTGTCAGTCGTGAGTATAAAAACGTAAGAAATATTGCTAGAATAGGAGAAATAGCAGAATGGAAAGATAACACACTTGACCAATCTTATAGAATTAGATATAGTAAAAGTGAAACTTCAAATCTTGAAGGGGTAGTTTTAGATACAAGAAAAAAAGAGGGTAAAGCTATTGAGAACTTCTTTATTCAAATTCTTCTATATGGTAAGCAGGCACTGTGGGCTAATTTTAATGCTGATAATGTGCTGAGGTGTGCTTGGAACAATTTAACTGAAAGTTATGATAATAAAGAACGTGTTAAATCGGCTAATTTTGCTATAAAACCTGAGAAAGTAATTTGTTCTAATTATAAAGCAGAAGATTATTCCTATTTGTTCTTGGATAAAGACAATAACCAAATCAAGTATATGGGTTATGGTTCTGATGGCCCAAATGCTCGTAAAGTTATAGAAGTAATAGGACCAATAGGTAAGGCTATCACTTCCATAGTATATTCGGATGAATCTGTAGATTTTGGGGGTGCGATATTAAAGGCAAGTCAATTTAGAGGAATGTGTATAGACTCTCAATTTAATATAAGATGCGCACCATTATTAGGTAATACTACACTTAAAAGACCCACTGAAAATATACCTATAGGTTTAATGTACTTTGATACTACCCTTAGCAAACCAATCTGGTGGACAGGCACAAACTGGGTCGACGCCACCGGAGCTACCGTATAACCATTAAAACATTATAATCATGAGACAATTCATATACAAAATCATCAGAAAGATATTTAAGCTTGTATTCAGTATCTACAAGCCGAAGGTAAGGACATTGTACAAAGGCCGTAAGAACATTGATCTTACGGAGAACGGCGACCAGCGCATAAGGGTAGGAAAGCCTTTCTATCTGGCCGGGAATACCTATAAATTAGATCAGTTGGATAATACGAGCGTATTCAAGCTGGCCCTTTACAAGAAGGATGGCGAGGATTGGTCAAAGGCTAACGACCTTGATTTGATCTTGAGGCTTAACGCCGGCTACAGCATATTTTACGTATAACGAACTAAAGCACGATACATCATGGAAGAGCGAAAAGATATTTGCGAGGGTTACGAGAGGGATAGCGTACAGCAGCTAGACAAGCTGGCCAAGGATAAGAACGAGCGTTTTCCGATCTATCCGTTGACATACATTCAGGCCGTATATGACGCTAGGACGAAAGAGAGGCTTGATTCCATATTGTGGAAATGCAACAACGTGTATTTGCCTTGGATGGGATCGGCGGGGGATACCCGTATACAATTGCCTTTCTGGATGAGAAGGAAGGGTATCATAATCACTTACAAGAACCTTGAGGAGGAGACGATAACCGAGAAGCTCACCTATGATCTTTGTATCGCCGATGATTTCTTCCGTCTTGACTCCTCTTGGACTAGGATAACGGACGCCCTCCCGGTCGGGGGTAACATAACCATAGGCTCTAACGGCAATTGGTTTCAAGATGGAGTTGATACCGGCTTCAAGGCACAGGGACCTAAAGGGGACAACGGGCTTACTCCCATGCTTCGCACGGTTAATAACAAGCTGCGATACTCGTATGATGGAGAGGTATGGTATGAGATCTCTGAGTATATCGCCGCTTGGTTCCGCTATCAAGACAATAAGATCCAGATATCACGGGATCAGAAAACATGGTCAGACCTGTCAAAGCCGTTTACGCAAGACCTGTATATAAAAGGGTATGTCGCTACATCGTCAGCCCTGCCCTCTACGGGCGTGAAACAGGGTGATATCTACATGGTAGGCCCTACGTACGCAGCAGAGGACTCGGAGCATAAGAATCCTATATACCGGATGTACGTGTATAACGATTCAGGATGGGTAGATAACGGGGTTTTCCAAAGCATAGCCGCCGGTGTGGTTCAGACGATCGGGAATAGCGAGACGGAGGTCATGAGCCAAAAGGCTGTTTCATCCATCGTCGGCCTAGACACGTACCCAGTCTTCTCCGATACCAAGCCCTACGTAAAAGGCGATATCGTTAATTACGGCGGTCTCTTGTACGAGTTCACGGCTGATCATGAGGCGGGGGCGTGGATTGGCACGGACGCAAGGGAGACTAGCTTGAGGAGGGAAATTGTAAACCTTGGTATTAAACATGATTCTTACTCAGGTTATTTGCCCGTTGATTACGGACATTTATACAGTTATAACGGGGGAAATGGTAGTTATGTTGCAAATAACCTTTGGGATGCCGTAACGTTTAGAATTTATAACCCAACGGGAAGATTGGAAGTTACGGGCGCAAACGTGGCTTTCTTTATATTCTTTGATGAAACCCGAATTAAAGATACATATTTGGATAGTAATACAACCGGAATAATTCCGGCGGGCGCAAAACTTTGTGTTTTGGATATGCGTAAATCCGACAACCCCAACGGATATGCCAATTTAAGAATACGCCAATATGGAAGCGGAGCCGACAAAGGCGAATTATCACTTTTGAATGAAAGTGCATTGCAAGTTTTTAGCGATGTTTACAATATGGCGGTAAAGTTTGACGACGAAGATATTACGCCGGAAGCAATAGCGGGGCAATACTTTAATCCCAACGTTTCGGGTTTGGTCGCAAACGAAAATTTTAAATGCTACAAATTGGACGTTTCCGGCTATGTGGGTAAGGTATTGCACGGATATACATACACGTCCGGGACAATGTGGAGTTGTTCAATGACAGACGAAAATAACGTTGTTTTGGCAAAGTTTAATTATCGCACTAGGGACGACAGACAAAGCAATATAATTGACCGAATGTTTTATATTGGTAGCGGCGTAAAGTATCTGTATATTAATTGTGCGGTTTCTTATATGGGGGCTTTCATAAAAACGACGAAACGGAAATTGAATACGAATAAAGTAGATATTTTCCCCGTTAATATGAAGATGCGGGACGTTGCGACCTATATAGGCGAACCGTTTGTTATACCGAACCATTACGGCGAATTGTCCGGCGATGCATCCGATAACGGAAACATTAAACCGTCGGCAAATTTTGATTTGGTTGTTATTAAATTGTTATCCCGCAAACCAATTATCGTAGAGGGTGCAACGTGTAAGTTTTATTTGTTCTATAATTCCGGCGACCTCAAAAACGAAACGTATTTAGGAAATAATAGGACCGGAGATTATATTGCAGGCGCACAATATGCGGCATTGTTGTTTGAAAAATCGACGGGTTCCAAAGGCTTAAATTACAATCAAATCCGAATTGTACAAGACGGAACCGTTATAAAGCATGATGATGTATTGCGGCAACATAATATTGAAACATTAACCCCGGATGAAGTTGTACACGGTTATTTTATCATGCCGGACGGTTCAACACAGGCAAACGCAAGTTTTAGGTATGAACGTTATAATTTGCCAAACGTTTTTTATGATACGTTGTTGTTTAGCGCACAATATGGCAGTCATACCAATATTGCCGCAATATTTTATTTTGATAAAGACGATAATTTAATTAGTAAAGAATATGACTTTAATACTAGTACAACCGGGGGCATTATATTTAATAATGCGCCTTTGCATATACCCGATAATGCGGCATATATATTATTTAATATAAGAGAGTCTTCCGGCGGTACAATGTATATGAAAACGGTGGGCGAATATTACGATTTGGGACAAATGGAAACCGATATTGAAAATATCAAAGGCGGTAAAAAGTTAATCAAATTGCACGTTTACGACACGGAACCCGGAAGAAATGAAAATGCGTTCTATGTACGTGCGAAATACAACGATACAAAGGATATATTGTTGTTGTATTACATTAACCTCAATACTTTATTGTCGCCTAAAACGGCATATATTGGGGCAAACACTTTGAGCGATGCGGATTTGATGGCGTCGGCAAACATTGTTTCTAATCATTCGGATAGTACCGCCCCGTTGTTCCAAAGTTCATTATATTGGCATTTGTACGCCCAACATGGGTACGTTATCCCGGTCGTGCCAAATACCGTGGGATTGACAACCGCCGATATTGGGGCGTTGTGGAAAGACCAATTAGACCGTCAATATAATATCGGCAACGTTATTGGTTCCTCAATCTATTTGTTGCCCGTTATCACACGGGGAGCCGAGGGCAACGATACAAGGGGATGGAAAACACCAAATAACCCAGCTATTACTGCATTAACGCACGTAAGCGGGGGAACGGTTACGACCCCAATAACCGTGGCGTCGCAATCGACAACGCAATTGCGCCCGATTATGAAGCATGAGAACCGCAAATTTTATATCGACGGGCGGGAATTAACCGAACCCGGAGATTACGAGGGCGACGATTTCACGGTATCAGAAAGCCAAACGGGTTACGACCCCGCAAGTATTGAAACATGGTTCCCGACGCCGGGGGTTATCGGTACGCCCGATTTAACCGGAGCCGTCGAAATGGCACGTTTTACATGGTCGTATAATTTCCGGGGTGCGCAATGTTGTGTTAATACAACGATTGACATACGCCGCAAAGTTGAATGCCAAAGTTACGGGGCAACCCAACAACAAACGTTCGTCGATACGGGCAATTATAAGGCTATGTTTATGATACCTAAAGCCGCACCACAAGGGGGAACAGAATTAGATAAGCCGTTTAATTCCCCGGCGTTGACGTCGGGCGGTTATTCGTTCTTTAGAAATACGACGTATTTAAAAGACGTTGACAAACCGATTGACCGTTTGATTGCCATGTTGCACAACCCGAACGATAACACGTATTTGGTAGGTATGGCGGCGGGGTTATCGCTTGTAAGCGGGGAAACAATCCCGGCAAAGCGTAACGCCAACATTCCAATTGCACCCAACGCCAACGATGTGCATTATAGGTTAGGAAGTTTTAGCCCGTCGAATAACAATAAATTTTATATTGCTGCAATCAATACGTCGCCGTTTGCGGATGATGGGTACAATTTGCCTAATACCTATTTCAAGGAAATAAACTATTATATTTCTTACTTTGACCCGGCAGCAAATCCGGGACAATTGTATTGGTATAAGGACGGCAATAGTTATATTATCTATTCGCATTGCCAAAGTGAACAAAGTCGGGTTCCATTGACGTTGCCCGATTTCATGGAGGGTTTGAACGTGGAAATTGTGGAACAAACAGACAACGCCGTATTGTTGACCGATACCGTACAAAACGGAAAGTTATTTGTAAGTTACAACACGGACGAGTCAAATTACATCGTACTAAAAACAAAATAAAACATATGTACCGTTACCTCTCCTACATATCAGACCTAGCAAATTGGGCCAAGTCCATCGCCATAGCCGCCGTTGTCACGGCGATGGACTTCGTGTCGCCGATCGAGAACTTCTTGGTGGTGATCCTGTCGCTGGCCTTCATCGATACGTTCTGGGGGTTGGCCGCGGATCACGGGGATTTCCGGAAGAGCAAGTTCATCCGTAGCTGGGTGTACATGCTAGTCTATTTCCTGATCATAATCATCTCGTTCTGGATAGGCGTGATGATGGATATATCGGAGGATAACGCCAAAGCCTTTGTATCTTGGATCACGTGGGCGATGATATGGTTTTACGGAACCAATGTCTTAAAGAACATGGGCAAGGTATTCCCGGATAACAAGGTGATAGCCTTCTTGTATTGGGTTGCCGCCGTAAAATTCATTAGCAAGGTCAATTTCTTGGAAGAGTTCAATAAGACCAAGGATAGAAAAGGCTCCCCAGATCCAAAAGGATAGGGGAGCTGGTGTGAAATCATCGCTGACCATATTTCTCAATAGGGCAGGAGATAAGTAATAAAGTACACAAATGTAATAAAAAAATAACAATGGCAGAGAAAAAATTACCTAGAGGGTTGAGAAACGCAAACCCGGGAAACATTAGGATCAACAGTGATCTCTTTCAAGGAGAGGTTCGACCAAGCAAGGACAAGTCGTTTAAGCAGTTCGAGACTATGGCCTATGGCTATCGGGCGATCTTCAAGATCCTGTCTAACTATTACCGGAACTATAAGCTGGACACGATCCGCAAGATGATAGGTCGCTGGGCGCCGGAAAACGAGAACGATACGGACGCTTACATTAAGGCCGTATCCGATTACGCCGGTATCCCGGCTGATGATCCTATCAACATCAACGATCGTGAGCAGATGATCCGGATCGTGGCCGGGATGAGCAAGGTTGAGAATGGGAGAGAGGCTGATATGTCGGATGTTATTGCGGGGTGGAATCTGTTATGAGAGCATGGCATATCATATTAATACTAGTGTGCTTGGTAGCCAGTTTCACGGCTGGCTACCATATCCGGGGGGATGTGGCTAGTGATTCGATATCCAAGACCGACACGTCCGCCAAGGTGGATACGATACATGACAGCATCCCGTACCCGGTCTATGAGACACTGGTACAAACAATACCTGAGCCGTTCCCTGTTTATATCACGTTGGACGGTGACACGGTAAAGGAACCTGTATATGTTCCGGTACCGATAACTCAAAAGGAGTACAAGACGGATGATTACCGACTTTCAATTTCGGGTTACAAGCCAAATCTTGATTACATCGAGGTTTATAGAAGGACTGAGTATATAACCAAGACGATCACCCCACGTAGATGGGGAATCGGAGCGATAGCCGGTTATGGGATCGGAAAGCATGGACTATCACCTTATGTAGGTATAGGAGGATTCTATAGGATCTGGTGAGTAATACCCATAGGGGCGGGTATTGATAAAGCCCCTATTCCTTCTTCTGATTCGACCCGGACGAAGGAAAACATAGCCAAGCCATGTGTGTTTATTCGGGGCTTCCCTTATATAACATGCGTGGCGTTATTTTGTTAATGAAATCTACAAAAAAATGAACAAGGTCGAGGAGTTTTACAAGCGAGTGATTTGTATCGCTGGTGAGGTATGCGGGGTTGATCCCGTAGACATGATGTCATTTAACCGTGAGGAATGCGTTAACGCCCGTGGTATCCTCATTATAATACTCTTGGATAAGGGGTACTCGGAGAAAGTTGTGGCCGATCTTACAGGGCTTACCAGACGGGGCGTTAATAGGATCAAGAATGATTTCCCAGATAGGATAAGGCGTAATTGGATGATACATATGCTTGACCGGGAGGTCAGGAACAAACTAGGAATGAATAAGGAATAAGCTAGGAACAAGATATTTCCCATGGTATGGACTTCTCTGGATTTTTGTGGTGTCCGGGATAACCCGGAATAACCATAAAATTCATGATATATGGAAGCAGAGAAAATTATTAAGGAGAAAGAGATCGTCCATGAGGATGAGCACAAGGATTACGCAAGCAAGGGCGTGGGTAACGCCGGCTTGACATTGGGTATCATTGGTACGGCTCTTGGAGCTTGGGCGGTGTCACGTAACCGTGGCGGCTTGTTCGGCGGTGGCTGGGGAGCCGGTATGCCGGAGAACGTTAACATCAACACGACCACAGGAGGCGGTGGTGGTTCCGGGGTAGGCGCTCCGACTGCGTTCATGGCTTGGGAAAAGGGCTGTGAGGAGGCGTTATCGCTTACAAACGCAATGTGGGGATTGAAAGTCTCAGGTATGCAAGCCGATTACGATCACCGCCAGACGGATATCGCCGAGAAATTCGCCTTGTGGAAGTCACAGGTAGACGCTGATTTCGGATTGTACAAGTCACAGGTAGACGCTGATTTTGGTCTATACAAGAACCAAAGAGACCAGTTCGATGTCTTGAAGGCTCAGATCGATGAATTGAGGTGTCAGGTGGCTGTAGGTTCGGCGATTCGTCCTTACCAAGACAAGTTGCTTCAATGCGAGATCGAGAAGGCGTTCACGGCTAGTGTCAATTACACCGATCGTAGAACCAGCCGTATGATCACGGGAGAATTGGTATTGCCAAATACCCCTACGGTAACAGGCTATCCTAGCTACAATCCGTGCTCATGCCCGGCATCCGCTCCGGCACCTACGGCTTAAGGTAAAGTTAGTGGCTTGTGCTCCCTAGGGGGCGCTTGCCGCTTTCCTTTTTTTAACCACTAACAGTATTATCATGCAGACAAATGTTTTTTTAGGGGGGAGTGACCCTGTATTAGGTAGCAACCCTTATAATCCGAATATAAGCGAGATAGAAGCAAACATTCAGCGTCTCCAGCAAGCGCAGCAACAGATGGAGATTCAGAAGCAACGTATGCTTAACCCTTCTGCGCAACAGGCCCAAAGCCGTAATCCGGTGTGGGACGAGATAGATAAGCTCGTTAGCGAGATGTCGGATAGCGAGTTCGAAATGGTCAATAACAATCCGGAGTATCAACAGTCCTACCAGAAGGTAATGGCTATCCTTAACCGTGAATACATGCGCGTCATGCGTCCGTTGGTGGAGGAGAGCAAGGATGGCAAGGCCGCCTTGGAGGAATTGTTGGGAATGGCCAAAAAGATAAAGAAATCGGCCTCAGAGGAGGTTAACAAGAACATGGCGTTGTTCGCTGAGTACACGGCCAAATACGCCGATATGCCATACGCCGACTTCCTTAAATTGAAGAATAGCGGAAAAGGAGGTAAAAAATGACACGTGAGGAAGGTATGCTTATCGAATTGATCGATAAGGTCAAGAGACAAGGGTATGCTATCAATACCTTGAGAGAGGAAGTGGAACAATTAAAGAAAGAGTCATATGGAACTAAAGCAACAAGCTATAGAGCTAAAAAGCAGGCTAATTAACTCGGTGGAGATATGGGCGGAGGAAAGGGTTGACTCTTTCGTCTCCGGTAACACGGCTTTCAAGCCCCTTGGCAAGTATCTGAAAAGAGGTGTCCACAACATCCTCGTGCAAAAGGACAAGGAGATCACTGAGAAGGTGGAGGGTTTCATGATGTTCGTGGCTGACGAGAACGGCAATTATGATAAGGAAGAGTTATTCGATGACGCTATGAACGTATTCAAGAGCATGAAACCTTACAAGTTTGAGCAAGGATTCTTGAAGGGTACGATAGGGGAGGGATCTATATTGGTGGAACTTCCGGATAATGCTCTTATGAATTTTATCCTAGGCGAAACGAACGCTATCCGTATAACGGAAGCGGATTTTTTGGAGTTGAAATCAATATTTACCGAATAATAATATGAGATATGAGATACAAGGAACAGATAAGGGAGTACCAAGCCAAGGGACTAGGCTCCGAGAAGAAGATGTGGGCCTCCATAGACGTGATGGAGGAGGCTATGGAAAAGTTAAGGGAGAAAGACCCGGAAGCGTATGACGAGACTATGCGTGATTTACATGAGGTTTTTTGTGGGCCTCATTATAATGAGTGCTTTGCTAGGATGGACGTGGCGGCAATGCGTCATAAAGGCAAGGCGGGAGAGCATAAAGGCGAGCACTGGAATATGGAGCAGGTGGCTACCGCTATAAAAGGCATGAGCATACCGGGAAATACCAACATATGGGACGTGTACGTTGCTCTTAACGCGAACTGGCATGACAAGGAGATTAAATTCACGGAATGGTTTGACCATGACGCTGAAAAGAAAATCATCGAGGACGCTATAAATTTCTATTTCCTTGACGATGACGCTCCTGAAGGCAAGGTTTGGATTTATATGTGTGCCATGGATGATTAGGCCACGATCACATAACAAGAAAAGAAACGATTCTGTAAGACGGGAGATAGACCGCCTTATAGAATCGTTGTCGTTCGAGCCTATAAACTTTCATGAGATTAAGGCTAGGATAAGGTACCTGATGAGCATAGAAGGGAAAAGAAAGTGACATTATACTTTATCCTCTATGCTGACATCAGGGCTTGTCGTGCCTTATTGAGCGTGTCTTGATCAACCTGTCCGTTGATCGCGTTCATTTGATCCGATGGGATACCTTGGATATTTCCACCTTGCTCAACCGCTTGTTTGTTGGATTGAATGGACTGAAGTATCTGGTCTGATCCGGGGTAATATGATAGTGATAACATTTGCTCCGCGGAAATGGCTCCGGCCATCCATAATTCCTTCACCAAGTCGTTTAACATCATTCTCGCTACCGGAGATTCAGCGGATTCCTTGATGTTGACCTTGAAATCTATATCTTGGACTGTCTTCGGGTCATACTCATTATAAGTGGCATAACCCGCTGATCTCTCCATCGATATGTTCCTTGGGGATTGATAGTATTGATGGATCGTTTTCATCTTCTTGCGAGCGATCTCGGCCTCGAACGTGGAGAACTTGGTTAGCAACGTAGCGATAGATGTAGTGGAGTTCTGTGTTTCCATGGCATATCTGCTTGCCGCTGTTGATCCCGACGGGGTTTTCCCTTGCAAGGCTTCCGACACGGACGTTATATCGTTTATGAAACTCAATTGTAATTGCAATAGCTCCGTGGTACCGATATTGGTAGAGTTCGATGTTATGACTTCCGGTTTGTTCCCGCTCTTGGACGGCTCATAAAAAATAAATGATCCGATCTCAACGAATTGCTCGGCGAACTCACGATTGGACATCCCGTCCGGAACGGAGTCTTTAGGGATCATCTTTACTCCCTTTACCGCTGATTGGATAGCCAAGTCGTTAAGCATGATCAGCCGGTTGATGTATCGTTGCTGATCTATGATAACGGAAATAAAAGGAACTGTCCGTCCATTCACCAAATAGTGTAGCTTGTAAATATAGGGGTGAGACTTATATTCATAAGGCGTGTCATACTCGGTAAGTACACGTCCGTCCGGTGATAGCATTTGGAAATGCCAATATTGATCTATTATATAGGTGTATTCTATCAATGGGATCTCTTCCGGAGGTAATCCCTGTGACATTCCCATACGCATACGATCCTCATTCTCTCTCTTGATAACAGGAAGATCGCTAAGCTCTATCCTGTATATAGGATCATCGGTGTCCATGATATCCACGCAACGGTATCTAGGCTTGTTCTCCAATGTCCAAACATGGTAGGTCCGGCACAGGTCGGCGGCGGGAGGCGTGTCGAAAGACTCGTCCATGAAACGATCGGTCTGCTGGGTTCCCAGATTTTCCATACGATTGAGCCAAGGTGAGTAAATCTCCTCTAATTGCCTGTAATCATACTCGGACTCCGCTAATACCGAGGCCAGCTCGCCTAATGTATAGTCACGGATCTCCCCGATCAAGGAATCATCCCAGTGCCTTGGATCATTGGCTTTCGACTCATAGAAGAAATAGGAAGGGTTGACCACGTAGGTGTAGCTGTCCTCTATATCGTCATGGCTAGACCATTCTTCCGTTACCACGGCGCATCCTCCGCAAATAAACTCTATCATTTCGGAGGTGAGGACATCTTTCATAAGGTTATTTTCCCAGTTGGTCTGTAAAGCGTCCGTCATCATCTGTGACTTGGTATCCGCGTCTTTCTGCCGGGCGAAACATACGGGAAGGGTAGCGGTCTTTGCGTATAACCCGGCCAAAGTATTTACGATCTTGAAAAGATGATTGTTCTGCAAAGCGACCCCTCCCGTACGCCTCGCTATCCTATCGCGTTCCTTCGTTCTTTTCCCGTCCTTGTCCACCACGATATCACCCCATTGGTCACCGAACACGTAACGGAAATTACGAAGACGGGTGGCCCTGAAATCGCTAAGGTTTTCCCAAGCGTTTTGGCACCTAGACAGTAAAGGTATGTTGGTCTTGTCCGTGCCTGATATCTTGACGCGGTGCTTGACGCTATCAACCGTCGTGGGGCGTCGGGAAAACCGTGATTTAGGAATAAGTCGTTTCATGATTGATCTTTTTAATCGCAAATAAATCGAATAAAAGCACTTGGTTTTGTCAGAATAACCAAAATAACAAAATAATCATACCTAAAGCCCTATTTTTGCCAGAAAAGGATCACAAATGACATATGAGTTTGAATATATAAAGGCGATAAATAAATGCGAGATGCTATCCAGCTTCGAGGGACGTGATCTCGTCGGGGATAGCGGGGAAAGCCTATATCTAAAGATAAAGATAACGGAACAGGATAGACCTCTTATAAGGACATATCTGGAACAAGCGGCAAGGTCGTTGGAGGAAGGCATGTCCAAAATCATAACCTCTTCCGCTTACTCGGAAGAAGGGTTCGTATGGGAGGTCAGGACGGAGGATACACGTTGGAACGTCAACAGGAAACTGGACGAGAACCTGTTGGACGCTCTGGTTGGTTATTCCATGATGAGTTGGCTTTCTGATCGGAAGCCTGATAGGATAGGGGTTTATAAATCTTTGTGGGAGGATATGTCCGTCATGTGCGTGAAGAACATATACAGGAAGAATCCCCCGCTATTAAAAAAAGCATGATATGGACATAAATCTAGGTTGGACATATTTAAAGCATGACATAGACCAGTGGACGTGGAGGCTGGGAGATATGAGAAAGGAGGATCCCGGTAAAAGATTCTCCTCGCAGTCCGATGATAACGAGGCCGATGATACTTTTATAAGACGCAAGATAGAGGAGGCGGTGGCGACCTTAAAGGTTTCCTTGTCCGGTATCTTGGAGGATATGCCCGGCGATTCGGATGACTCATTGGATACCGATGCCGAGAATTGGGTGTTGCGCATGAAGGATCGTCGTGGAGGATATGATAGTGAGTCATTGGCGACCTTGGTCCATAAATACGTGGTGTGGTTCGTCCTTTGGAATTGGTGCCTGATTTACTTTGAGGAACTAGCCGGAAAGCTAGAGGAGGAGTTAAAGGGTATAGCGTCCATGATAGAGGAAACCGCCTATTCAAGGAAAGCTCCTCGAAAGTGCAAGAGGAAGCCGTTTAAGGATATCGATGATGTCATTGTTGATGATGTCATTATAGAAACAGGAGAAATATGAGAGACAGGAAAATCATACAGCCACGTGTCGATATGCGTGGATTTGAGTTAACGATAACGCTATTGAGGTGCGAGATTGAGTATGACGTGGATTTCGAGACATGGAAGGTTGGGGATGTATCGGGCCTTCCCGGAAAGGAAAGAGCTGGGCTGGAGACCTCAGAGGAAACGGCGGATTGGATGTTTCGTCAAGTGAATGACGCGTTGTCGGAGGCTACCGGCCATTTACGGGCGTTTTCACCTTGGGTTCAGAGCCGCGCCGTAACGGACGAGGTGAAGGATGATAGGGAATGGATCATAAACTTGGTGATGGAAAGAGGATGGCGTGGGGATCCGAGGAGATTGGCCGTTTATATCCACCGTTTCGTGGTTGATAGCGTATTATCTTTTTGGTATAGGATGGTAGATCCATCTAGGGTACAGATGTACGCCTCTCAAAAGGAGGTGGATAGAAGAAATATCATAAACGAGGCAAGGGAGACACAGGTTAAGGATGTTTATTTCAGATTATAGATCATGGGAAAAGGTTTTGAGAATGGTCACATGAAGATGGGAGGAAGGGAGAAGGGAACCCGGAATAAGAACACGGAGATAAAGAATTTTTTCCGTGATTTCGTAATCGACAATCAGGAAGAGTTCAAGAAAGCTTTCCTCAAGCTAAAGGATAAGGATAAATGCGCTGTTTATTTAAAGGCTAGTGAGTTCGTGGTACCAAAGGTATCCTCTATAAAGTTCGAGGACGCTAAAAACACTAATTCCGCTATTGAGTTATTGAAGGTAGCGGCCAGTTATAAAAACGGGAATAAAAAGTGATCTCTATAAAATAAAATAGGATAGCGTATGCTCACGCACCCACTATCCTTATAACCTTAACTGTGAAAATTTACGTAAATATTACGAAATTTGCAGTTACAAATATATGACTTTTTTAAATTATGGCAATGAATACTGTAATTTTTTACCTAAGTTTATTATTTCTCCTAGTCTCGAACAATATCCTTGTCCCTGATAATGTATCTAAATCATATAGGTTTGAGAAATAAACGAACCGATAGTATTTAAAAGCCCTTTGCCTAAGAGATTTAAGCCGAGACCAATTTTTCCTATCTGCGCTTACGAATACCGCTATCTTGATTTTTGAGGACTCATCCTTTCGTAAACCCAACGTCCTAAGATCGACTAGTACCTTAAAAGAGAAAGGATCTCCTAACGTCAAGGCACGTGTGATCGCTATTCCTTTTCTGGTATCTTCCGAGACATATTTTTCCAGTGAGTACAAGGCGTTACCTATTTGCACCACCGAGCTTGGATAATCTTGCGCCATGGCCTTGACCTCTTCCCCTACGAAAGTGGAGAATTCCCCGGTGTCCAAAGAATATACATAATGCTTTCTAGTCCCTTTGGGATAAATATGCAATAGGGAATTCGTATAATCATAGGCAATCTTACAAGTTCGCAATGTCTCTACGAAAGTTTCCGTGTCCGGGATGAACAGATCGCTAAAATCCGGGTTGACATTAAAGAATGTCTCATCAATATTTACTCCTTCCAACGATGACGATAAAAGGCTGATATCGGAGCCTTGCAATAATTTAAGGCCACGCTCGGTACTGAATACTATCGAGGAATCCAGTTGCGTGATACTATCCGGATTATTGCAAACATCCCTGCTTATAGGTTGGATGGAGGAATACAATCCCGCGTCCGATAATTGCAAGGCCCATATCCCATCGGAAGAGAAAGCGTATAAGGGAAACTGCCCGAATTGCCCTTGGGACAGCGCTTTCGTGGTGGATCGGATACCTACGATCTCACCGGTTCCCACCGTGTTTATTCCCGCCAACGGGAAATAAAACGGGTTATTGACCTCGGACGTATATATCTTGTTTGGCATATTGACCGACTTGTCCGTTGATATTGGTGTGCTATCGCTGCCCGGTTTAAATATGATCGGGGCGTATGAGTCGAAATAGTAAGCCCCGTTCAACGTGTTATGTGGAGAGAGGGTAACGATCGCTTGGTATCCGTCCGAATTCCGTGTTATCACCATCTTGTATGCGTTAGCGTTGGGGTAATATAGGTAATGCAAATTGATACCAAGGTTATATGAGGAGGATGTTTGAACGACGATATCCTTTTCTCCTTCTCTTATGAAAACCTTTATGCTCAACGTGCTGCTACCGTCGTTGTACGTTACCATGGACTCCGGAGGATAACCATCAAATAGTATCCTTTTTATATTAGCTATATTTAACCGCTGGTTATAAGTATAGGAATAATCAGGTATTAGCCAATCTAAATTCTGGTACCCGTCCGCGTCAACAAGTTGCTCTCGATTTTGCAACGATTCCAGCACATTATCTTCTAAAGTGAGAGAACGTCTTTCACCCCCGTTATAACCGCAAAAGTCCTCATACGCTATGCTTGCTACTTTGTAAAACAATGAATTATCCGGCACCTTATTATCCATGGCCTTTCCGGGTAAGACGAGTTGATCGGTATAACCTGATCCCGGCAGGGCTATGGACAAGGCTTCCTCGAATGTATGCCTGTTGTAATATCCTCCACCTATAGAGTACACCCCGAAACCGTTATCGTCTGATATTTTTTGTGCCCTATTAATCTCCCCATAATAATCAAAGGTGTATATTGGCGGCGTTATGAATATATCAAGGCTTTTAACTATGTCCTTCCACCATTCCCTTTGATTCCCCATTCCGCTGACTTTGTAATTAATGGAGCATACCACTGAGGATATAATGAAGTTTACAATGATCTTTGCGTCAAAATCCTCTGTGTCCACGTCAATAGTAAATGGAACGTGAGGAGTTACTCCGGACGATGGTATCATCAGTATCGGGGCTGATTGCATGTAAGACGTTCCGTCATATAGTCTATAAGCGTAACGAATAAAGAACGGATATATAAACATGCCTCGATCTACACTTCTCTCCCTGATAAATTTTGAGACATATCCCATCACGGAATTACTGATAGTTGATAGTTGATCTTCCGTAAAGGCTCCATCATAGGGCGGATCAACGGATACGGACAATTGTTCGGTCTTATCCAATGATCCTACCAATCCGAATGACAGGATAGGGAAGGGGGGCTTATCTCCTAATTCCTTATAAAACTCTCCATCCCAAAGTAAATATCTTATAGGATCTTCGCTTATTACAATCAAGGTGTTTCCTATGGACGTGATAGCTTTGGGAATTTTGTCATATTGGTTCGCCCCTATAAGATGGGTCGTTCCGTCCGTATCCGCATAGCGTAAAACATTCGTCTGGAAAAAGATATAGTGAAGGAGATCCTTTGTCCGATGCACGTACATAAGTATCGATCCTTCCGGAAGGGTTATGCCTAGTTCTTTTGGAGGCTGTATATTCACCAGTTCGCCATTCTTTGGTATCAGATTCACGCATTCTGATAATTCCCCCTCGTTTCCAATAGATGGAGAACGGTGTATCCCATAGGATAATGAAATATCTTGCTGTTCCATTTTTTGCGATAAAATTATATGATATAAGTAATAGGTTTTGACATATTGATCAAAACCTATTGCATTTAGATGGCCTTGATGTGCCTGTTATAATGAGTCTATCTCAATGACGGATTTAAGAGATATGGGATCGTCTTCCCACGTTAAGTATTTATTTGTTAATTTATAAATACTGCCTTTTGGAAGTACGATCGCCGAGTTGTGATCCTCGACGGAAAAATATTCCTCGTCATGCGCCGATCTCTCGTCCGTCCATACCTCTCCTTGCCGCACGGGGAAGTTATCAAGGATAACCTCGTCACCATTCTTGTTTACGGCCAAGAACACTATCGTTTGCTTGCCTAACTTCATGACATATTATAGTTTACTTATTCCTCGATTTGATTGGCTCATCAAGTATTTTTATCGACAATAGCGGATCTTTCTCCGTTAAAGTGTTCCTTAATTTTCATCATTATGAAGTCGAAGTGATTTCTAAATTCTTTGGTATGAGTAAACACGGGAAAATCTATATCAGACAAGTTCATATTTACAATATCGCTCATACACTTTACATGCTCGGAATGAGCCTTATTATAACCGATCCTATAAGCATCCATAACCAACCTTCTGACATCCATCCGGTCTATTGATTCTGGCTGTGGATCACACACCTTTTTTGAATGTTCAATCGCTAGCATTGTAACTTTTTTCTTTTTCATGTTCATATCTTCTTAAAATTGAATTTCTAATTGTTTTTTATTAGCCAAATAGATGGCTTTGCTTACTCCGGAACACCACCAATTAAAGGCATCTTCGGCAGAGTCGAACTCTAAGTACTTTCCGTATAAAGTCCGTAGCTTTTCTATTGTATTGATATATGCTCGACGGTGTAGTGGATACATTCGAAATTCTGAACGTTGGCCTTTACTATTCATAGGGCAACCAATACAACCTATTCTATCCATGATTTTGTAAAGAGGACAAACGGGAATATTTCTCATTTTCAGAAACTCGAAAACTTCCGAAGTTGTCCAGTCGAGAATGATAGAAAGTAAAGGTTTATCGCATCCCAGCTTGCAATCGGAAGTAAACTCTTTACGTTTTGCCCGGCGTGCGCTTTCTTCTTTCCTTATACCGATTACTGTAAGTTCATTCAATCCTCTTCGTTCTTTGATTACTTCACAACAGTATCGACGATTCCGGAGGGGTAACATCTTATTTTTAAGAATAAGCTGAAACATCGTTTTTTCCGGATACAGCCAAGTCACATCGGGATAGTTTGACCGGATAAACCGAAGTACTTCCATCGGGTCTACAGACGTTTTGTAGAAATAGGCATTGAACTTCACTCCAGCCATCCGGCAAAGCTCATAGATTACCTGTGAGTCTTTGCCTCCGGAAAAAGCCACATGAAAACCGCTTGGAGAGTATTTCAAAGCAAGTTTTTCATACTTCTGTAGGGTTTCAATGGCCTTATCTATTTTGCTTTGCAACATGATTCAGTTTTTATTAGTTTTACGTTAATCAATTTCTTTGATAAGCTCACTCACCAACCATTCAGGTGGAATAGCTCTTGCTTTACAGAAATTTTCAATATCTTCTCTCTTAATGTCAGACACCTTATGTCCTCGAATGGTAAACTCTCTTTGGGGAACTTCTATTTTCCTCCGATTTGAATATCCATATTTATCTTTATAATCATTCATATTTTCTTAGATGTTAATTCCGTAAGTATTCTTATCCTCTTTTGATACATTATACCAATTTTCTCCGGAGACTATACCATTAATACCTTCACCTTGCAAATCCGATCTATCTTTGATTGTCTCAGAGATAACCTTGATTGTAGGATAGGTCCCGGTGTAAATTGTTGGAACCAGCTTTACTGCTTGAACTTCAAAAATGGAAGGCAATCCTTCACCCAGAAGATTATCCGGAACAACGGCCATTATTATCATTTTCCCTTCTGTAGATTTCTGGCATATCATATTGAAATATTCATTCTTCATGATTTATTTATTATTTGTTACCATTCTATTATTAATCCATAATCCCCACGTAGCCATTCTCCTTGATATACTTTGAATCCTTGTCTCATGAGTTCAAGTTTGCACTCATCTGAGAAGTATACCCAATGCGGGAAAAATATTTTATACTCGTTTCGTTTATTCGCTTCTTTTATAATATTATATATCTGATCTAACGATGGTGAGTTTTTTTCTAATTCTCTAGCTTTCATATATTTTTTTAATTATGAGCCTTCAAGGGAAGGCTCGGTTAATACTATTCCTCAGATCGAGTATAGGCATCCAATGGGTAACACAAATTTTATCACCATTAGTATCATACCATTCATTACATTCTCTGCAATACCAACCCTGTTGTAAGTATTTAAAATAATCAGTACACCAGCAGCCAGTTATTACCAGATCTTCATCATCAGGTAACTTATCTTTTGTGCTTATCCACGGGAATTGCTTTGCCTGCCATTCGGCACCTGCTATAAATCCCTGATAATACGCAGGGAATGCACTACCGCTACTCCTGCTTTCAGCAAATAAATGAGCCGCTTCCTCTATCGTCTGTCCCATATCAATATTTCTTTCCATTGAAATACTTATTGTTTAAATTCCCAAAACGAAAGCTTGCCTTTCACGCCTGTTATCGGCTTGTCAAACATTACAGGATTTGCCAATACCCAATTATAGACAACCTTTCTGCCTGTAATATTCTCATGCAGTTTAGGATTCATGCCGACTGTGTAGTTTTCTGTTTTCTCTGCCCAAATGGATGAATGATTTACTACGCAATCCACAATCTCTACGCTGCCAATGATTGTACCAAAAGGCAGATTACCAAACATTGTTTCTTTAGCAATCGTACCAAATGCAGCCTTCATTTGAGCATCAGTTAAATCGACGCTAAACTTTTTACCATGAGAACCAGCAGCATGAATAAGCACACGTCCACGATAGTTAGTTCTCCAAGTACGATTCTCAATGTCTTTGATACCGTGGACTATCAAGGATGCCCAAGGCTGTTTAATAGTTATTGCTTTCATTTTTCACCTCCTTTCCTCAATTCATCTATCAGTGCGTCTGCGCAAGCAACTGCATATTGAGCGATAGCCTTTGGAATCGTATGTTTTTCGTTTTCCCCGTATTTTACCTCAGAACAAGCATAACCCACCTCATTTTCATCACTTAAAATACCATTCATGGCGCTTTTAGCAAGCTCGTACCTACGCTGTTCCCAATCAACGGCTTTATCCTCCGTCTTATCTATAACCTCTAGATCCTCTAGAGCGTTGAGTTCCTGTATGAGATCAAGCCCCTCGGAATCCACATAGCGTACCCAATCCTTTTCAGGACAGGCTTCGGAAGATTTGAAGGCGATAACATCAACAATCTCCCCTGTTTTTCTTATTTTCGCTTTCATGTCAAAACAATGTTTCCTTGGAATCAATTATTATCGCATTCCCACAAGTAATTCGATCTGAATCTTCCTCTTTTGACGGAACAAACACGATAACATCCCACCCTTCATCAAGTAGAGGCTGCTCAAATTTTTTGTACACATCATAATCAGAGTAACCACTAACCTCAAATCCGTTTTCTATCGCAGAATGAGTCTCATGTATAGGAGTAATCTTTACGATAAACTTATCTTTACAGAACAGGCTTGATAGTTTATTGGCTTCTAATATAGTTTGGTTCGTAACCGGGAAATTTAATGTGTATTTTCTTCCTTTTGGCATAGGCAAAAAAGACGCTATTTCTGATATTTCGGCTAAAGAAAGGCTTTTACCATCAAACAGTTCTTTCCGCTGATTATCATCGGTAGAATTAATAGAAAATTGAAGCCCCGCTTCTCCATGATATACTGAATTTTTGATATTACACCACTCGGATAGGAAAGTAATAAGATTTTTATTACCTTTTGGAAGCATGGTGGAAACAACCGGGTGGATAGTTTTTGCTTTTAAGCCGCACATCCATACAACTTCTTTAAGAATCATCGAAAATGACAAGACATCATGATTCCATGTAGGTTCACCCATTCTCGCAAAGTGCACGTTGAACCGTTCTGTTTCCCGGACGTTCTCATTTTTTATGATAGTTCGTATTTGATATTCAAGATTCTCCATGGATACATTACCATGATATCCGAATTTCGGAACATCACAAAATTTACAATTCATCGGACATCCTTTTTGAGTGGAAATGGTGGCCACCCACTTCTTGCTCAAATCTACTTTACTATTGACTACTCCATGTATTTCCTTATGCAGCCCCAAAAAATCAGCCTTGATGTTGTTTTCTTTGCCATAATCCCCGACTGTAAGAAACTCTATTTCTTTTTCGTCATTAACATAAATCTTGCCTGTATGCGTGTTTATCACTCTTTCTTGCATAAATGTACCTTCTTTTTTGTCCATTGCTTTTTTATTTTATTTCCTCATTAATGAAATCCTTCATCTCTTCATCGTACACCCCGCTGTCACGCTGGAGCCCCAAGCATTTATCCTTGGAAAAGTTGGCCTCCATAGCTATATTAGCGGCCATAGATGGTGCCCTTAGCTCGACAACGAGCATCTGTATGGCGTACCATACGCCTCTGCAAAAGTCTAAATCGTTCATGTTGTTATATTTGCTCTCATCATAGATGAATGCAGTTTTCAACTATGATGAATGAATTGATGCCTCTATTGCCTTGAATATCTCAAATGCTACTTGTGGGACGATGGCGTTTCCGTAGGCATGAAATACCTCCTCTTTCAATCGAGATTTGCCATACAACTCAGATGATTTTCTGGAAAACCCATAATCCAAGCTACAAACCGGTGGTTGACCAGCCCACGTAACCCCAACCGATATAGGTGTTCCGGAAAGCATCCTGCGCTCCTTGATAATCTCTTGGCATACATTGGAGAAGAAAGGTTCTCCCTCATGTAATCGGATGCCGTCGGTGTGAGCAACCATGTAACACCTCGCTCTTCTATGGGGCGCACCCGCATCTGAAGC